TGGGAAAGAGATGTTTTTGTAGTTTTAGTTCTTGGATCTTTTACCTGTGTTCCATAAAAATAATTACCTGAAGAATCCACCCAAGTATCTGATCCTCCAAACTGAGCAGGAGTTCCTTTTGTAGCGTCAGGTAAAAAGTCTTTTAAGTTTTTAGCTGTAACTATACCTGATTGTACTAACTGAGCAAGCTGAGGTTTGTCAGGATATTTTTCCTGTACATAAGTAGATAAGGAAACTCTATCAGCCATTTCCTGATCCTCAATCTCTTGTTTTTGAGCCATAGCAGATTCTTGAGCTTTGATTCTGTCAGCCATTTGTGCCGCACGTAAAGGATCAAAGCGAGACACAACACCGACTAACTTCTTCATATCCTCCATGTTGTTTAAATCTAAACCTGACAACTCTGCTTGTAGTGCTTCTTCAGGTGTCGGAGGTATTTCAAAGCCTCCTAGTTTACCAAAAAGTTTAGCAACGCCTCTACCACCAGAGGCTATAGTTTCTACACCTTCTCTACTTCTTTGTGCTAATCGTTGATAAGGGTCTGAAGATACAGGTCGAATTGGTTGTGTAGGAGTTCCTGTTAATAAACCTACTAAATCTTGATATGCCATTATATTGTCCTATTAATATAAATTGTTTTTATTTATTAAAAACCACCACCGCCGCCAAAAGATCCACCTTTTCCTGCGGTTCCGCCACCGCCACCACCGCTAGCTCCCATAGTAAGTGCTGTTTCTAACGTACCTAATAAGTTATTAAAGAACCCGCTTCTAGCGTCATCTTTATCTGCTTGAAGACCCATAAGCTCTAAACCACTTTTTCCATAACCTGCTTGCTCATCAAACAAAGTTTGTAGCATTGATTTAACATTTAAGGCCGCACCTGATTCTCTTCCGCTTTGTGCTAAGGATGCTGTAGGAGTTGCTAGCTTGTAAAGTTCACTCAGTTGTTGCTGTGGTACATAACCTAGACCCATAAGACCGCTAGCTAGACCATAAGCTTGTTGTCTGTCTGCTTGAGACTGTCCATAAGCATTATAGAAATCTTCGTTACGTGCTTGTTCTTGAGCTAAAGCTTGTGCAAATTGCTCTGGACTGCCACCGTATTGAGAAGTCATTAAGCCTAGTCTACCTTGACCCAATAGTCTATTTTCTAAAGCAAGTTGCTGGCGTTCTTCCTCAGGCCGTTTTATAGCTCTTATTTGCTCATATAAAGCCTGTTGTCGTTCAAGAGGATCTCCGCCTAACTCATCTAGGAAACTTCCTGACATGCCGAATAAACGGTCTTGTATAGCTTGTTGTTCGGGAGACAAGTTCATGTCAAACCCACCTTCAGCAGTACCTTGTACTCCACCTAAGCTAGATGTAACACTAAAGGGTACAAACTGTGACTGCTCGTATCCTTGCTCACCCACAGCAGTACCACGATTTAACATGTCCTCTCTAAAATCTTCCATGCGCCCAATGCGCCTTTTTGCACTTTTATACTCTTGACCTGAGCTTAACAAGTCCGATAGAAAACCCATTAGTAACTCCCTCCGCTAATTGTACCTGCTAAAGTTCCCGCAATATTAGCGGCTGATAGTGTAGGGACCGTGACTGTCCCTGTGAATGTTGGCCCTGCTAAGTCTGCTTTAGTTGAGACAGCCGTAGCAATGGCGTTAAACTCTTCGTGTATTTCCGTTCCTTTAACTATTTTAGCCGCATTACCAGACGGCAAAGTATCCTTAGACGCAAAGTCCGTAGTTCTTGTATAATTACTCATTAAATAAGTCTCCCTAATAATACGTTAATGTCAATTTTTTGTATGGAAAATTCTGATCCGTTAATTGTTGATTCTAAACCTACAGTAACTGTTGTTCCATGTCCTGAACCCTGTACGTTAGGTACTTGTATTTCTGTTCCTCCAGAATATTCAGAAGTAGATACATTGTACTCATTTACACCATAAAAAGCTGTGTTTGCATTAGTTCTTGTGGATGTAAAAGTTTGCTTGTAGTAAGAATCTGAATAATCATATCCCCAATTAAGAACGGATTGTGCCGCCGCATCCCCAATAATTGTCATTTTAAACTTTTTAAGGAATTTAATATTAGATGAATTTCCAAAATCTAACGGGTTGCTAAAGTATGCTAATTGATAGGAAGATGTAGAGTAAGTTTGTGTTGACCCTACAAGAGTACATAGTTTATCAGTAAAGCCTCTGTACTCATAAATACCCCCTTGTCTTCCCATGTATATCTTACCGTCCTGTGTTCTTGTGTAACACAAAGCAATAGGAGTTGACCACGTTGTAACCCTGTGTGATCCGTCAGGTAACGCTTGTCTCATGTCAAAACAATACGTTATGTTGTTATTAGGTAAAGTTAAAAGATAAAAAGCTTCCTCTGGGCTGTACATAGACTTAACAGGAGCTAATGTAGAGTCTGCTATTCTTTCCTCGTTGACATAACGTACTAAGTCATTCCTGACGTTTCTGCTAATGTCTCGCATAGGCATAGACTTTTCCTGTATAACTCTACCAAAACTACGCACACCTGAGTCAGATAGGAATATAATGTCAGTACCAGTGTGTTGTACAGAGTCTCTAGCAACGCAACCTACGCCCTCTACAGTGTCATGTAGTTTAAAGACACCGGATGTAACAACATCCTCCGCACCTTTGTACACAACAATAGATACTTTACCAAAAACAATAAGAAAACCATTGTGTGCCGCAAGCGCTACAATTTCATCGTGACCTGTAGGCCATACAGTTGTTAAATCAATAGCTCCTGTTGCTCCCCCATTCCAATCATTACCATTTAAAGTATCTGACCAATATATTGTATGTTTGTTATTTACAATATCCGCTATCCACAAACGACCAAAAGCCGCTAATACTTCATTGGCTTGATAAGGAGGTAAATCTGAACCGTTTGTAGCATGTGGAGCATCAAAGCCTGTAACTGCTGACAGTTTTACAAGCCCTTGAGAACCAGAGTCAGTATAAACTAAAGGTTCATGTCCTCTTTGATAAAAATAAACATGATCGTTAAAGTTGACAACCTTCCAGTTATTAGCGCTTATAGTATAACCTGAAGGAGTTATGTCAGTTAAAGTTGATGTACCGCTAAATATCTTATTGTTACCCGCAGAGAAAACAACTTTATCACCACTTTTATCTAAGGACTCAAAGATTGTTTCTACTTTTATATCTTTAGCTCCTCCTTGATTAGCAGATACTGTGTTTGTAGCTGTAGACAACAATACTGAGCCTTTTCTAGCTCCTACTCGTCCTAGCTTGTCAATAACACAATTAGTTGCAACAGACGCATAACTAGGGTCAAGACCCACAGGAGAGTCCTGCGTATTAATACCGCCAAACGCAGGTGCATTAATTGTTACGTTCTGTAATTGTTGAGCCACTATACTGGTCTCCAAATAGTTTCTTCTTCCTGTCTTGCAACATCAAGAGCAACCATGTCACCCAATGTTTGATCTGCGATAGCAAACAGTTCCGCTGAGGATGTACCACCAGTTTCCCCTCGCTCCCTTGAGGCCAAAGCTACTGCATAATGTATTACAGGATTGGAAGGAACATACAAGTTAGTACTGTCAGCAACCATAGGTGCTTTTTTATCCACAGCATTAACACGTATAATATACTCTTTGTCAGGTATAGGATATAGGTCAATCAAAGCTTCCCCTGTCTCACTAAAGCCATTCCAAGAGTAGTACACAGGTGAGCTATTAGGTACACCGCTGTTTAAGTAAGCATTGTTCATCCAGTGGGATGACACAGGTCTCATAAAGTAATTGGATGTATCATTAATAACATCCAGTGTTTTAAGGCTGACATCCGAATCAGTTAGCTGATAACTAAATGTATTAGCTACTGTGTTAATAGTAAATGTTGTACGTAGCGAAGACCAATCCCAAGAGTCCTCTACAATCCTTTTAGCATCGTTTACAAACTCTCCTATTAACTTAGAATAGCTGTTATCCGACACAGACGTAATTGTATCGTCTTCCCTTAGCCGCCTTAGTACACTTTGTACAAGTTGTAAATAAGTCATAAGAGTATGTATCCTTGCTTTGTGAATTTCATTAGTTGTTCCTTTGAACCCCTTTTGTTTTTTCTACTGTTCTCATTGCGCCTAGTCCTAACATACCAAGAAGTACAGGCATCATTGTTGACAAATCAATTAAAGGAACAACGATTGTAGACTTGGATAAAGCAAGCGCAAAGTTTGCCAACGGGATAAGAAGAAAGTTACTCGCCATACCAAGGCAACAAGTCCACCCAACAGCAGGTCTCCAACCAGAGACAAAAAGCGACTTATGTCCTGCGCTAATCTTGTTAATTTCAATTTGCCCTTTAGCAAGTTCTTGTGCGTGTTTTTCTGCCATTGTTGTAATTTCATGCACAAGCGCATTCTTTTTATCTTTGTCCTCTATAAATTTATCCAGTAAACCTGAGACAGGGCCAATTAATGAAGTAATGATGGACATTATGCAGTCCTTTTCCACATGTATACAACAATGGACGGTTGTATGTTGTTATGAGCTTGTCCGCCACCAGTTGCTGTAGTTGCTCTAGTTAATGATGTTCCGTCTAATTCACTTATAATATGTCCGCCGCTTCCTTGTTTTTCCATATTAGGTTCATTATCATATTGAACAGTATGTGTATGGCTAGGAATTTGATCAACAGTCAACGTGTGCGTTTTAGAACCTTGTAGTTCTTCCGCTGTATCAAAGTCAGTGTCATTAGCGTCTAAACTTACAAGCGCTCTACCTGCGCCAAAGACAGCCCACTGACCTCCAAATAAATCAGCAGGTGACTGAGCATTAACGGAAATATAAACAGCACCTACAGGATAAGCTTGCAATGCTCCTGCTATTTCCACTACAGCATTAGAACTATTTTTTGAGTATAGTTTTTTATCAGCAGTATTAACTGCTAACTCAGCGCCACTTGAAGTTTGTGTAAGATTTCCTGCGGTAGGCACTGCGTCCGCTGTAGAACTTACTTTAGTTAATAGAGTAGTCATAATTATTTCTTACCTAATAGTTGTTTAACAGTGTCACTTTCATATATACGTAAACCTAACCAAACAATAGTAAACAAAGAAGCAATAGGTGGTAGCCATGCGCCTAGTGTTAATACTGCTGTTGAAGCCGCCGCTATATCCACTACTTCCTTAGTTTCTCCGATCATTATTTTATCCTTAAAATTTTTCATTATAGAAGTTAAAAAAATACTGCATATACTGCAAACCCAAAAACTACAATAACAATAGCAAGTCCCCACCATGTTGCGCTGTCCGACCAATCTTGACCTGAAATCATTTAAATATCTCCGTTGTTTGAGGGTCTACGTACTTAGGTTTACAATAAGCCCTTACAGGTACAGGGTATGCTTCTTTAAACGTAATTCCTGCTGTACCCTCAATGCCTTGTAAGCTTATACTTCTACTAAAGTATGTGCATTTGTTTACATCGGCCCATACACCATACTCTTCTGTTTCTATAACAAAACCATCAGCAGTTAGTGTCTCTAACA